CATACCGGTGACAAGACCGAACAGATTGGACACCGTCAGCGACGGTCTGGCACTGCTGCCCTTCCCGTTCATCTCAAAGCCGCTGCCCTCAATCGGGTACGCCTCATACTTCCGCCCCTGCCAGGTCACCGGCTCCCCTTTTTCATTCAGCTCATTGCAGAAAAAATACCGCTCACCGCCCTGCACCGTCAGGTCGATTTCCCAGAGCACCACCCGCGGTGACTGCTCTGATTTCACCGACTCATTCAGACTTTCTTCATGAATATCCTGCATCAGTTCACCACCTGCTTAAACTCGGCACTGAATTCAACCCGCAGCATCCCGACCCGCGCAGACCACCCGGCGCAGGTCACCTTTATCTGCCGGTATGCATAGGGTGGCTTCCACAAAAATGCCTTCCAGCCCCCGTGCTCTGCCAGGAATGCTTCCAGATGCCGGGCCTCCTCCCGGGTCACGGAAAGCATCACCCGGTATGTTTTCAGGTCAGCATTCAGCCCTGCCGCCATACGCTGCGAATAGCCGTCACCAAAACGCACTTCACGCACCGACGGCTGCGAGTTCACCTCCATATCCGGCTTCACTTTCCAGCGAAAGGTTTTCATCGCCTGCCTCCGGAAAAGACGCCGCCATCACGCATCTGCGCCTGAATCTCATCCTGCGCCCCCTTGCGGGCCATGTCATACACCGCTTTCATCAGCTGCGGCCCTGCCTGCCCGTTGGGGCCGTCGTTCTGAATCACCACGTGATTGTTCTGATTAAAATTAATGCCTTCCGTCCGCCGCATCTGCGCCGGACTTCCGGCACCGCCAACATAACCACCTTCCGCATAGCCACGCATCAGGCGGTACAGGTTGCCGACACCAATCCGGCTGGTTGCCTCCTTCGTGAAGACAAACTCCCCGCGGTGAACAATCCCCGCAGGTTCATATTTGCCCCCCGTCCCCGTAAATCCCCCGGTCGCGAAATGGAAGTTCGCCGCCGCAGCCTGAATGGCCGTCCCCGTGGAGGCAGACGCCCCACCACCGAAAGCACCCCCCATGGCGCTGCCGATACTCCCGACAATCCCCACCATGGCCTGCTTCAGAAAAATCTCTGTCAGCATGGAGAGCACCGAACGGGTGAAACCTCGCCAGTCCTGCTCACTGCCGGTCAGCATTGCCGCCATATTCTGTGCAATACCGTCAAAGGTCTGCGTGGCTGCACTCCTGACCTGCGAAAAACTGTCCGTCGCACTTTCCGCCCACTCGCCCCAGCCGGACTTCAGCCCGGCCATCCAGCTTCCACGAAGCTGCTCCTCCGCAGACCAGGTGTTCTTCAGTGCAGATGTGGCCTTCGCCAGCGCATCCGGATTATCACCATACACGTCACGAAGACGCTGCGATTCCGACTCCCGCTGTGCCTGACGGTCCGTCAGCCCCCGGGCTTTTGCGCTGATTGCAGCCTGCTTCGCACTCTGCTGCTGTTCAAACCGCGCAGCCTGATTTGCCAGCTCATTCAGCCGTTTCTGGTGCTCCACCTTGTCGCCCAGCTCAGCCAGCTGGCGTTTGTACTCAAGCGTCTCTTGCTCATGGGCCAGCAGGGATTTTTCCTGCTCAGATAACTGGCGTTTCGTGGCGGCCTCTTTCAGGACCGCATACTGATTTTCCGCTTTCCATAAATCACGGCGCTGCTGGCTGATTTTCTCATTCGCACCGCTGTGCTTCTCCAGCGTCCTGAGCTCGGTTTCAAGCGCCAGCAGGGCTGCATGTGCCCGGTCTTCCTGGCGCTCACCGGCAGACACCTTCACACCGGACGGCTTTTTCTGCGTCGACTCATAATCCTTTTTTGCCGACGCCATCAGCGTGTTGTAATCCGCCTGCAGGATTTTCCCGTCTTTCAGGGCCTGATTCAGCTCCTTCTGGCGGGCGGTATATTTATCCAGCGGCGACAGCATCCGTTCATACGCCTTCTGTGCCTCTCCGGTATACTTCAGCTGTGACGCGTCACGCTCAGCCTTATCCCTTGCCGCCAGTTCACCGGCTTTTTCCATATCCGACTGCAGCGTTGCCGCTGCCAGACTCAGACGGGCATTTTCACGGTCATCCCATGCCCCCTGAAGGTTGGCACGGAAAGAGGAGGTCTTTCCCCGGCGCTGGCTCCGGCTCTGGTACCACTGCCATTTTTTATCCGCCTCATCGAATGCCTTCTGCGCACTGGCAAGCATATCCGCTGAGGATTCCGGACGACCAATATCCAGAATGGCATCCCACATCGATTTGAACGCCTTCCCTGTTTTATCCGCCCAGGTTTCCAGCGTCCCCATGTTTTCTTTCAGGCGACGGGTCTGCTCATCAAAGCCTTTCGTGGCGATATCGTTCGCCGCCTGCAATGCCCCGGCTTCATCTCCGGAACGCTGCAACTGAGCAACATACGCAATCTGCTCCGCCGTCACGTTACGGAACTGGCGTGCCATCGCCATCAGTCCCGACGTCGGGTCTGTGGTCAGCTTCCCGAAGGCTTCAGCGACCTTGTCCACTTCCACACCGGATGCAGAAGCAAAACGCGCGACACTCTGGTTGATGGCATCAAACTGTTCACCACCACGCACACCGGCATTCACCAGGGCTGCCAGTGAATCACTCGCCTGGTTAAACGTCAGCCCCGCTGCCTGTCCGGCTCTGGAGAGCGTCAGCATGCGATCGGCAGTCAGTCCGGACTGATTGCCGGAAAGGACCAGCGTTTTATTAAATTCTGAAAGCGTGGCGTCTCCCCGGTACCAGGCATACGCCAACGCACCTGTCGCCACCGCCAGCGAGGTGACCCCGAACATCGGCAGGGTGATCGCTCCGGCAAGCCCCCTGAACATGGGGATCATCCCGCCGAAGGAGTCCTTCACCTGACCGCCCTGTTGCAGCAGGATCAGCCAGGGATTCTGACCACCGGCAAGCTGCGTGGCCACGTCGGTGAACTGCATGGGTAGCGTACGCATGGCCTGTTTATACTGCCCGACGGAAATCCCGGCTTTTTGTGCAGCCAGCGCCTGGCGGCTCAGCCCCTGCTCAACAGCACTGGCGGTTTTTCTGGCGTCAGTCTCCAGCCCTGAAAAATGACGCCTTACCCGGCTCATCTGCTCATCGAAACGGACCGCATCCAGACTCAGGTCAATAACAAGATCACCAACCGGCTGGGACATATCTCACACCTCCGGAAATCCCCGCTGAAGCCATCATTAATGCAACATCATCTTCGCTGACATCCACCACATCCGCAGAAGGTGAAATATCATCCCCTCCCACCCCACAGAACCGGACGCCTCCGGCAAGTCCTGCCGCTTTCTGCATCAGCATGTCTTCCTCATCCGGCATCTCCGTCTGCTCTTCCTCTCTCCGGGGAGCCAGCAGACTGAAATCCGAGGGATGCATATCCGGATCGCAAAAAAACAGGCTGAGTACGGCGTATGTCAGCCCGGAAAAATGCATATCCAGTTGGGTATCGTGAAAATAATGCGTGCGGTAAAAACGTCGCCAGTCGGCATATTCGGTGGATGTCATCCCGGCAAGCATGGCGCGCCAGTCAGGCCTCCCCATCTCACGCGCCAGTCTGAGGGCAAAATTCAGCTCGCCGTCGAAGACTTTCCCGCAGAAAAATCATCATCAGTCAGCGCGCTATTTTTCGCCACTTCGGTAATATCAGTATCCGCATGAACAGGCCCGCTCATCCCGGACAGACGCAACACCACATCTTCCGCCCGGGCAATGGCATCAGCAGGCCAGGTGGTCAGGACTTCCTGCTCAATCTGCATCACGGCCTCATTCATTGACGGTGACCCCGTTTTCTGCGGATGGTTATGCCACAGGGACATCGCCACCAGAAACGCGCCGGTTCTGACGAGATCTTCCACGCTTACCTGCAGGTTGCCGCTGGCTTCCGCCTCTTCTGTCCGCCGTTTCAGGAGGGCAAGATGCTCAATACGCTGCAGCGCAGACAGCTCAGAAAGCGTGACAGACACACCGTTATATTCAAATTGTTCTGTTTTCAGAAACATGTATGACCTCCGTTTACCCTGCAGCGCCCGCTTCAGTAACGGTGACTTCAGCTACCGTGGCAAACTGACCATTACCGGAAATCACGGGGATACTCACTTTTCCAGCCTTAACCCCCGTCACAGTGATCACCATATCTTTCACAGCAATGGTTCCCGTTGACGGATCGGCGGAAACCGCTCTGAACGTCTTGTCGGTTGCACTTTCCGGCTCAAAAGAAACAGTCAGGGTGGTTGTTTTTCCTTTTTCCACGGTACCGGATGTCGGTGTCACCTTAATTGCAGTGGCTGGCGTAATTTCGCTGCGTTCTTCCGCCACGGAAGGTTTGCCCACGTTGGTCACTTTCACTGTTCGGGTGATCACTTCTTTCGCCGTCACTGCCTTACCGATACTGCTGATCCAGCCACGAAACACATCCACCGTGCCATTCGGAAAACGGATTTTATAGGCCCGGACATCGCCGCTTTCAAACCAGCCTATAAGCCCTTTCTGACCTTCCTCTCCCGGTTTCCAGGCCAGTGTAAAACTGGTATCACCTGCAGATTTCTGTCCCTGCCCGGTCGCGCTCCAGTCCGCGTCTTCATCATCCAGGTAGTTATCATCGTAGGATTCTGCCGTCATCTCGCCCGGCGTCAGATCCTTCACCTTAGCCAGTCGCTGCCAGTCATCATCTGACAACGGGTTTGCATAAGCATCACCCTTGCCGGTGTAAACCCACAGAGTGGTACCGGCACCTTTTACCGGCTCCAGGGGATTTGGTGTTGGCATATCGTCCTCACATCTCGTATGTAATGGTATAAGTCAAATCTGCAGAGCTCCATAACGCCATATCGTCATCACGACGATAGTCATAGCCCTGCTGAACCATCGTGGTAATCATCCCTGCCAGTGCAGGGATCGCGGACATCGCCGGATAAATCCGGGACTCCATCCACGAATCCAGCTCTGAATCCGGCACCTGAGCAGGCAGGAAAACTTCAATATGCAGTGTGGCCCGCCAGGTATCAGCATCCAGCTCTTCACCGGTATACTCTGCATCCGTCAGATAAACCGCGACCACCGGAAAATCCGCCTCCTCAAAAACAGCGGGGCGACCATCAAACAGCGTCGCCCCGGTGTCATGCTTCTCCAGTGCATCCAGTACGGCTGCACGGATATCAGTATGTTTCATCGTTTTATCGCAATCCTCAGTTATTGTTTCAGCGCATATGCCAGTTCTTTGGGCAGGCGTTCACGACGGATACGGTCAACGTTTTCATCAAACGCCTGTTTCAGTGGGGCCGCCATCGGGATTTTCACCACATCAATGGGGTAACGTTTTTTCCCGGCCTCACGCTGCATGACATGCCAGCGACCATTTTTTAATCGCTGAATAAATGCCCGCTGATACCGATGCTGACCAGCTTTAAGTATGCTGTTCGGACGACGGCCCAGCATCCTGATCCCCAGCTTAATCACAGGGAGATCACCGCGGTTAACGATAATTCTGGCATTCGGATTTCTGACCGTCGCCCGTTTCAGTCTGGACCGTTCCTTTACCAGTTTCCGGCTCACCCTGGTTTCCCGGGCAACCTGTGACGAAGACTGATTAATCGCCGTTGTGGCCACGCGGTTAATGGCCATTGCTGAAGCCGCCGGAATGGCGTTTTTACGAACCCGGCTCAGATTATCAATCGCCTGATCAAGCCCTTTTATCGCCATAATTTCACCCTGCGTTTATCGTCGCCGGTTAACAGCGGGTGGTTGCCCACGGTTGAGCCAGAGATAACAGCTGCCCCCGTCATCCGGAGAAACACGATCCACCCAGAACATCTCGCCGTTAATGGTCAGCGTGTCACCGCGCCGCACGGCACGCACCGTATCCGTCCGCACAAATAATGACGGGCTGCTTCCTTCAATACGGACCCCGCCACCGGCAAAACCCAGCGACTCCGGATCGTCAAAAACCCCCTGAACTTCGCCGCCACGCTGTGCCCCCGAGGTGAACTGCGCACAGAGTCCCATCACTTCAACAATCGTGCTGTCCACCCCGGCGAGGGCTGCATCGAAGGCATTCTGAAAATCACGCATAAACGGCCATTCCACTCTTGACCATGTCTTTTGCCACTGAGGGGGGCATCAGAATTACTCTGCCAGCATCAACATGCTCAACAGGCTCACCTGTTTCATCGTCAACACCGCACAGGTAAAAACACTTCAGAAGCCTGATACGTTCCAGAATACCGAAAGCATCCTCACCGGTGTTCCTGTATGCCTGCTCATAAACGGTATCATCAACATCTGCGATTTCATTTTCCGATGCGCAAACCTCCTCTTCCCACTCTGCCACACGCTGTGCGATATCCGCTGCACTCCCCGACATATCCGCCTCGCGCCCCAGCAGGCCAGCCAGTTCACGAAGACGTTTCTGATTTTCTTCTTTTGTTGCCATATCCAGCCCCCTGTGAAAAAAGACACGGGGGCATTTCGCCCCCGCTCACGGATTATTTCACCTGTACCACCACAAACTCATCCGGATCCGGCAGCACCATCAGCGGTGCGGACTGCGTCATGGTGAATTCACGGGCCGGATCGCCCACGGTCATCCAGTGTTTCGGATAACGGGAAGAGGCCACCACACCTTCGGACAACGCCTGCGCATCCTGAATGGCACCATAGCAACGGATGCCCTCAGCAGCCGTATTTCCCAGGACCAGTGTGCCCTCCGGCAGATAACGTTTTTCGGTACCGTCCTCTGCCACATAAGATGTTTTCGCCACCACAATGGCCAGATCACCGTAATACCCCTTGAAAGACACCACCGACCCCAGGTCTTTCACTGCCGTTTCGAGTTGTGAATTTGAGCCGCGACGGGTATCCAGTTTTTCGCGGAACAGCTTAAAGCCATTCAGCAGACGCCAGACGGTACCGTCCATGATGGCAATATTCACAAGACCGCTGGCCTGATCACAGAAAAGGTCGATATCATATGTCGGGTCGAACGTGTCACGGTCCTGTTTTGACCACTCCTTACCGCTACCCTGTATGATGTTATTCTTCGTCGATCTGCCAAAATCAACCTCAATTTTCTCGAACTGCTCCCCTTCCATGGTGTATTTGCCATACAGAACGGCATTCACCGCCTGCATTTCTTCCACCTGGACAATGGCGTGCTCTTCCTGTTTGAGGTTATCGGTGATGATACGCAGACGACGGTAGGCCGGGTCGTTCAGCTGCGCCGGATCTTCACCGGGAAGGCGCTCCACCGCCTGCTGGTAATTAAATTCGTGTTTCGGCTTGACGTAGCCCGGACGCAACACGCGGGTTTCACCACCACGATGACGCAGCACTTTTCCTTCAACAACCGGGGAGACATAGGCTGCCACCGGCGTTTTTCCGGTAATTTTATCCAGCATCACCTCTTCGGTGTGGAAATTCACCGTACGGCGGAAAAACAGCTCCAGAAACAGCGCACGAAATTTCACTTTTTGTTCGGTATAACCGAGTAACTGGCGGGTCGTAAACAATCCCATAAATCAGTTCCTTTCATTCAGAAATCAGTCAGGCCAACGCGGTGGCCTGATAACGTGTTATGGCAGCGCCGCGTGACTCAGGGCTGTGCCGACAAAGGCGTTGGCCTTTTTGTGTTCATCCACACTTTCAGGCCAGCGGACTGCCTCCGTCGCAAAGGTCCCCGACTTGTAATACGTCAGCACCGTCTCTGTGCCTTCAAGCGGCAGTACCAGTATGCCAACCGCACTACCGGCTTTCTGTCCGTCCCAGACCACCAGTTTCCCGCTGGCTTCATCCAGCATCAGGGGCGTCAGTGCCGGTGTTGCCTGAGAAATCCCGCTGCTGCCTGTGGCGGTATGAGCCGGATCATTACCGGCAAAAATACGTACTTCTGCACGTTGTTCAGTGATGGTTTTCGTTACCATATTGTAAAAACCTCATATTGATGGTCAGCACTGGCTTCATGGCATGGCCATGAGCATTTTCACGTCCGCATCACCGTCTGCCGACGTCTGTGACACGCCACCCTGTACCGCTGCCGGTGAATGGTTCGCCATGAAATGTTCAAACAGGGCGGTTGTTGATGCAGAAACCGGTTCTGCCTTACCTGATCCCGCAGCCAGCACAGTCCGGGCGCTCTCCACTGTCATTCCCGGGCAGGCAGCCAGCTGTTCAGCCTGCGCCTCAGCCCCTTTTGCCTCATCCAGGGCCATAATCTGATCACGGAGTGAGGGCCCGGCATCCGCCTGCGGTGAAGCAGCCAGGATCGGGCGGGCTTTTTCCACCGTCATCTCCGGCATCGCCGCCAGCGTTGCCGCCAGTTGTTCACGACCGTTCGCTTCTTCACACGCCATAATGCGATCGGCTTCACTCTGCGTGGATGCCACCGGCTGCTGCGGTGCCGCCGCGGCCAGAATCGCCCGGGCCTGTTCAACGCTCATGCCCTGTTGTCCTGCCAGCATCGTGGCAAGCTGTTCACGTCCTTTCGCTTCCTGGCATGTCAGGATCCCCATCACTCGCTGGTTCTCCTGCGCGGCGGCTTCCGTTGCAGTTAATTGCGGCATAGTGCCTCCTCTGACATTACTGTTCAGCGCCGTGGCCATCACACTGATGGCATCCGACGCATTGATTAATTCATCCGCCAGCCCGGCCTCAATGCCGGACTGACCTTCAAAAACAGCGGCCTCTGTTCCCGTGACTGCATCAACAGACAGACCGGTAAACATCGCCACTTTTTCGGCAAACATCCGGCGCGCCGCATCAATCCGCTGCTGCATGTCCTTGCGAACCTCTGCCGGCAACGCTTCAAACTGATTGCCATCCACCTTGTGCGCCCCTGAGTAAATCAGCGTGATATCCACACCGGCCTGCGCCAGATGACCGGCATAGCTGACATGGCTCATCATCACGCCAATGGAACCGATACGGGATGTCTGGGTAACCAGCCGTCGGGAGCAGGCCGACGCCAGCAGCATGGCTGCAGAACAGGCCGTGTCATTGCACAGTGCCCAGACCGGCTTCTGCTGACGGAGGCGGTAAATCATGTCAGCGCAGTCAAACGCGCCGGCGGCCTGCCCGCCCGGACTGTCAATGTCCAGCAGTACGCCCCGCACCTGGCTATCCGCCATTGCCTGCTGAAGACAGGCGACAATACCGTCATAGCCTGTCATTCCGGAAAATGGCCGCATACCACCCAGCCGGTGCACCAGCGTGCCGGTCACCGGCAGTACAGCAATACCGTTCACCACCCTGTAAACACGGGCCGGTCGTTTACCTCCGGCCATGTACTCGTCCGTTTCAGCCAGCATTCCGGGAGCATCAAACTGTACCTGCTGTTGTGGTACCGAAAGACTTGCTGCCCCCATCTCACGCCCGAGCGCGCAAAAGAAAACCCGCGCATAGGCGGGCTCCAGAAGCAGCGGTTCATTGAATGCTGCTGCAATAATGTGTGAAAGATTACGTCTCACGTGGTGTTGTCTCCTCTTCCGGCCTGCGACTCTCCGCTATCTGCTGCTGATACGCCTGCGCTATCCACACCGGGCGTGAGAGTCCGGCTTTTTCCCGCTCTGCAGATTCCCTGACCTGCTGGCGGAAAATGTCCTGATAATCCTCGCCCATCAGCGCCAGCTCTTTCTCATACGTGCTCAGTCCGGAATCAATACGCATCACTGATTCCTGAACCTCCTTGAGCCCGTCAATGGCCATTCTTCCGGCACCAATCCACTCTGCCCGTGACCAGGCTGATCGCGCCTGATAAAAATCAAAACGCGCCCGTGGCGGACGAATAATCCCCCGAAGAAGTGCCTCTTCCAGCCAGCAGGAAAACATCTGCGTGGCCAGCCGGGCCGCAATAAATTTTCGCCGCCCCATAAAATAGCGCCACGACTCATTGGCGGAGGCGCGGGCACTTGAGTAACTGACCTTCGAGTAATCACGGGACAACTGTTCGTAGGAAACGCCAAGACCGGCGGCGATATACCGCAGCAGCGCCTGTTCAAGTGCCGAAAATCCATTGTCTGAATCCTGTGCGGTCTGCAGTTTCAGATCATCCCCGGGGAAAAGGTGCGGAATTTTGACACCGCCCAGCGTCACGTGATTCGTGTCATACCAGCTGGAGAACTTCTCCAGAATATTAATAAGCGGATTATCCTGCTGACCCTGCGGTGCCCCCGCGATATATTCAAAGGCCTTTTCGGTATCAAGTTCACTTTCAATCGTCGCTGCATACATGGCTTTAACAATGGCCGACTGAAGCTGTGTTGCCTGCAGGGAATCGAGCATCTTCAGCCGTTCCATGACGCTGTAAAACTGATTGGCCCCACGGGTCTGCCCGTCCTCCACCGGCTCGAAAATATGCAGCATGGCCGGACGCCCGGTGGGAAGTTCACGCGGGATCCGTTCCCATCGTCCACTCCCGGAGAACGGAAAATCATCCTCACAGATATGGTACGCAACGGCACGACCATATCGATCGACCTCCACACCGGCCCGCAGAAAACGGTTCCCCATACCGTGTCCTGGCGTGTCCACCCGTTTCGGACTCACGGCTTTAAAACGCGTACGAAACAGTTGCGTGCTCTCCGTATCCCAGACCGGCTGCACAAAGATTTCGCCGTTAAACGCATGAACGCCCACACCTTCACGAATAAATTCCGTAAACGTGCGTTTCCCTTCCACGTCGATCTCGCCAAACATCCCTTCTGCGTATTCTGACCAGGCCGCCTCCACCTCATCGACAAAACTTTTTGCCGCAGTCTCCCGCATCCCCAGCCAGCGCCAGTTCGGACGGTAGCTGATCAGAAACATATGCCCGACAATATGATCCTTATGCAGGGCCACCGCATTAGCCGCTATCCCGTTATTGCGCACCAGATCATCTGCACGGGCATTCCCCAGACGCAACGCGGGCAGCAGGGCCGCATCGGCACTCTGCGCCGGTGGCAACCACTCCGCCATTTGCCCGCCAAATCCTGCACCGCCCCCGTGGTAGCTGAGGCTCTCCCGAAGCGGAACGCCGTTCACATCAATCAGGACAGGCGTTCGTTTCATAACCTCACTCCCAGCGGACGACGGCGACGCCGGGTTGTCCCCAGTACCGACTCCGCATCATTGATCGCCCGGTTAAGCTCATCCAGAGAAGCCGCCGTATATTCAATTCTGCGACCATCTTTCTGGACAGACACCACCCGTTTACCGGTTAATAAATCAAGGCGCGCCTGACGCAGCGCCTGCAGTTCAGCGACTGTAACCATTCACTCCTCCGGACAGCTTCGCTGCCAGTTCTTTCAGGGTTGGCCGGGTCGTCTCTTCTTCCCGGGATTTTGCCAGTACAGCCAGATCAAGCTGCCAGCGTTGCACGGACACACGTAATGCCGCGTAGGCATACACCAGGCAGTCCAGCGCTTCGTTACGCCGCTTTTTGTTATCCCACAGCAGACGCATCTTTCCTTTTTCCCACTTCTCCACAAGCTCTTCCGCGACCAGTTGCTGCGCCTCTGTCTGCGAAAAAATCTCCGGATCATCAGGAAAACGGATGGCATACGACGTGGCTTCATCCACAGGCGTGGGATCGGCTTTCATACGGGCATAGAGAATTTCTTTTGCGGTGTCCGTCCCCACTTCACACAGATACACGCCCCGCTGATTGCGGGTTTTTGGCATGGTGATCACCGGCTTGCCATAGACAGACGCGCCTTTTACCGGCAGCACCCGGAAAACACCGTGTTTTTTTGATCTCTGATAAACAATTTCACCATCGATCCCCCCGGTGTCCCAGCAGACACGGGAAATGGTCATTTCGGTTCCATCTGCATGGCAGTATTTTTTGTTGATCGCCGCATCCACACGTAACAGCGTCTCTTCCTCATCGGGACGCCCCATAATGATGATTTTATCCACCAGAAAAGCTTCCTCTCCCGGTGCCCATCCCCAGACATACATCTCAAAACGGTTTCTCTGCGAGTCAATGCCCGCCGTCAGATAAACCACCCGGGCAGGTACCGCCGCCGTGTAATGCACGACCTTATCCATCAGTACCTGGTGATCGAGTTTTTCGCCCACGGCCTCTTCCCAGGTCTCGCCCAGCGTGGTGTTCACAAAGGTTTTCAGGCCGTTGGGATCTTTCAGTGCATCCAGCCAGTCATAGACTATCTGTACCCAGGTGGTGAACGGACTGTACGCCGTCCAGATATGGAACGTGATGGAGCGCGGCGGCGGAATTTCATTATCCTCGGCGCTGAAAAACGTCAGACCGTCACGGGTCCACATCCCCGTGTTTTCACAGATCCACCGCCCGTTGCTCTGGTCCAGTTCAGACTGATGGATCACGCAGCCATGATGTTCACAGAGGTAGAAAACACTTTCGGGGATGTCCTTCTCCCATTTAAGGCCAAAAGGCGTGGATTCATCGCCAAATTTCAGATACTGCGCCTCCCCACAGTGCGGGCAGGGCACATAAAAACGCATGAAATGCGCCGACTCGTTGGCCGCTTTTTCGATCTGGCAGGAACCTTTTATTTTAGGCGTCGAGCCGCGAATGGATTTTGGCCATACCGAGCCCTCAATACGTTTATCCCCCAGCAGGGTTGGCGAGCCCTCTTTTTCGACATCCGGCTCGAACGAGGAAAGTTCGTCATAGCAGACCACATCCACGGATTTTTCACGGTAGTTTTTTGCTGCCGCACCACCCAGGCACCAGAAACCCACACCCGATAAAAAGCGTTTCAGCGTGAGGGTATTATCACGATGTTTACGACCCAGCCATGGGGAAAGGTCTTTCAGGCATGGCACGTCCCGAATCGTCGCCTCCACGTGAGACTTCATAAAATCTTCAGCAGCAGAATCAGTGGGCTGAAAAAGCAGACTGTTTCGTGATTTATGCTCAATAAAATACCCAACCACCCCCAGCAACATCTTTGTATAGCCAACACGGGCAGATTTAATCAGATTAACAGTGCGGATCTGATCATTCCCCATGCTGTTCATGATGGCGATCTGGAATGGCAGCGTTTTCCATTCTCCCTCACCATATGAAGATTCTTTAGGCAGATAATAATTTTGATCAGCCCATTCAACTGGCGTCACCGGCAATGCCCTTATCAGGGGCTGTAATGCTGTTGTGACAGCGCCCATCATATTATTCAGTTGTTGCTCTGATATATTCATCGAGTAAATCCGGTAATTTATCCCCCGCCCGCGCACACTGATTTGCTCCCTTCGCAATAAGGGTTTTCAGATGGTCAAGATGGCGCGGTGTTAAATCAGGAAACTGTCGCTGCATGGATAAAGGGATGGAATCAAGCGTACTGGATAACGCCATTGCCAGCTTACTGAGGGCAAAAATACAGAACCCGGTGTCAATAAGTTTTCCTTTTGACACCTCATTTTTTAACTGCTGTGTAACAGCCTGTTCCGCTGTCAGTTCCCATCTGGCAATAAGCAATTTCTCCTCATAGTCGTCTTCGCTATCGCCATCAGGCACATCGTTTTTACTTCTCCTCAGATACGATATGTAAAAATCGCGCCAGGCATCCAGATCCAGTTGCCCTCGCTTATTCGATATCGGGGCCCCCGGCAATTTCTGCAATCTGCGAAGCTGGCGATCGGTCAGACTTAAATGCCTGGCAACTTCAGTCTGCGTAGCCACTCCTCACCTCGCAAAAACTCTCACCTCACAATCACAACAAAATCGGTCATGTCCGGTTCACATGCCCATTTTTTGCGCATGTCCGGTTCACGGAAAGCCTGTTTTTATATTTTTCATGTAGTTAACTTGAAGAGAAACCGGACATGGATCCCGAAAAATTTTCATAAATAGTGAAAACCCGCGAGGTCGCCGCCCCGTAACGGTCTGGATCACCGGAAAGGACCCGCCAACGACTTTCGCGTGCAGGCATTAAAAATTTTGCAGTTCCATGCCTAGTTGAAACCTCGATTTCTATAACATCCTATTTTGTAAATTTAGATATAGCTCAACTTTTCCCAATGTTTTCAAGTGTATAAAAACAATTGGCATTACGCCATAACACTATACTTAGAATAAGTAAAGATTTTAAGGAGTTTTAATGAGTCAACATCAATATTATCCACAGCTGAAATGGAAGCCTGCTGAATATGAATCTCTGATGCTTTTAGATCAAACTACGCTCTCTGGTTTTACTCCGATCATTACCATTCCAGACATAGACTGGGATTATGAAAACGAATGCTACAAGAAGAGTTTGAGTTCTTACTTATCTGACTTCGGTATTAACCTTGCGGCATCCTGGAAAGCCAATCGTCCTGTTTTGCTGGATGTTAAATATTTAGATAAACATGGTTCGAGCCGCCATCATCCTCTAGATATGTGTATCCAAGATGCTAGAGTAAATGGTAAGGAAATTATCCCTGTTGTTTCTCCCGCATATTCAACAAACTATATACATGCTGTTCAACACAACTTAATCAATGGGCTCGCTATATCTATCACCCCCCAGACATGGCACCAATTCACAAGTCTGGTTAACCACTTAAATATTCATCCTAGTTTAATTGATGTAATCATTGATTTTGGAGATATTCAAAACGCAACTGATAGTTTAAAACAACAAGCATTAAGCATGGTCAACACATTATCAGGCCAGGCTCCGTGGAGAAACTTGATTTTATCTTCAACCGCATACCCGGCATCACAGGCAGGGATACCGCAACATCAAGTTCATCATATTCCGCGCCATGAATACGATCTTTGGATGTACGTAGTACAGAATTTTAGCAATGGAAGAACGCCAAGTTTTAGTGATTATCCCACCGCTAGCTCTACCATTACGAGCGTAGACCCACGCTTCATGTCTCAGTATGTCTCAGTGAGATATTCGAACGATACCTCATGGATCTTTGTAAAAGGTACCGCAGTTAAAGGAAATGGATGGGGCCAAACTAAAAACTTATGTACTACCCTTGTTAGTTCGCCAGAGTATCAAGTCTTTGGCTCCAAATTTAGTTGGGGGGATGATTACATTTACCAAAGATCATTAGGCGCTAACAAATCTGGCGGCTCTAAAGAATGGCGTAAAGTTGCACATACGCACCATATTACGTTAGTCGTGAGACAGCTTTATTGGTTGGCGCAGACTCATCCTGCCAAGCCTTAACTTTCCAGCCTACGCGTTTCTTTAAGGCTGTTCTGACTTCAAGCCTGAGATTCGCTATTGGAATATTTTCCGCAATAATATTCCATAACTCAAATCGGGGCTTGCTTTTGATTCCTTTGGAATAGCCCCATCGTTCAAGTACGTCGATACATTCATCTTTCCAAAGCAATTGAGCGAGCATCAATGTGTCATGGTTTCGATTAAGCTTTTCTCCACGCATGTGCTTTATAAGAATGGCGCCTTTTGGCCCAACAGAAACCGTTTTAACGCCCCACCAACCTGGGATTAACTTTAATGCTCCCTCAAGATGTTTCTCAGCTACGACAAGAGTAACCTTGTCCATTACAGAAGAATAATGCTTGATTTGAAGAGGCAAACGCTCCAAAGAGTCATATTCACTTTTGAGCTCGTACCCGTGTATAACACCATTTATTACAGCAATGTCTGCTCTACTGGCGCCAAGGGATATGGAAAATTCATCGACCACAAGGCAGTCTGGATCTAAATGCGATTCTTTCAAAAGCTTATGATGCACCGCGAACCTAACATCTTGATCTTTCATGACTTCTCCTTACTCCCTCCGTTATTGAATTATAGCGCACTGCATTTTACTGCATTTGAGAGATTTGACCACTTCAATCACAAAATGCTTATCTGCAGCAACAAGATTCATAGCCATACGACTATGGTGATTACCTTTTGTCTGGAAAACTGACCATTCCACGAAGATCAGATAGGTCTATAGAATCTTGGTTTGTCATAGCGTTCGCCTTACTTTGAGATGAACCTTTGCTGCATAGGAGATCAGCCCGTCAAGGCTCACCAGCACTAACTGACTACTCAAAGGCTCATTCCAAAGGGTTTGGTTCGACGTGGTTGAGTGCGCTGCGGTGCGCGGTGAAATACCTGTACAAAAATGCCCCTCATCTGCGAGGCATTTTCCTGAAAGTCACGTATTAAATTTCAGTGAAATTAAAATTATTTTAAGCACTGCGTCCTGATGTACTCCTGCAGGTAGTTGACCTGCGCGGTTATCTTGTCGATTCCACTTCGGAGACGGTAATAATTGAGTTCAGCATCTGCTGTAAGTCCTGGGCTTTCTCCATCGCCCATGCTGCTGGCTCCGGTCGTTGACTTTGCACAGGTGGCGGCGACTTGCAGGCGCTTACGCCCAGCAGAAACATCAGCACGGAGACTTTCGATAGTCGCGTTAGCATCAGCAAGCTCCTTTGTGTATCTGGCGTCAAGTTCTGCTACATCACGTTGACGCTTCTGCATGTCAGCGATGATGTACCTGGCTTTATCGCGCTGTTCTTTATAGGTAATGGCGTTATCACGGTAATGATTAACAGCCCATGACAGGCAGACGATGATGCAAATAACCAGAGCGGAGATAATCGCGGCTACTCTTCTCACTGATCTATCCCCCAACAGGCTAATGCGCTTTCCTGGTCACGACGAATAACCTGTCCGTAGCAGTTATTTGAACGTGTGCGGCAATCACGCCCACCGTCCTTAATCCACCAGCGAATCGCTTCACACGCTCCTCTGCGATCGCCCGCATTAATTCGTTTATAAAACGTCGACGGGAAACACTTACCTGGGCCGATGTTGTAAGGACAGAATGACGCGATCCCCGCTTTCTGGGGTTCGGTCAGCGGCACTCTGATGTTTTTCTCCACCCACGCCAGCGCTTTATCACGCTCAATGGCGTTAACCTGGTCGCATTTTTCCTTCGACAACTTCATGCCCGGAACGACAGGTTTGCCATCCACCAGGATGGCACCACGGCAGATGGTCCAGATACCCGCACCATCACGGTATGCCGTGGTGTGGTTACCTTCCTTTTCATCCAG